CGGGCCGAGCTCGACCTCGCCGGGCTTCACGGCGCCGGCGGTGTCGTAGTCGGGGAGCCACTGCGAGAGGATCTGGCCGCCCTGGACGGAGTAGCCGTGGACCGAGTCGAGGCCGAGGCGGGCCGCGTAGATCGACGTCACGCCGTTGTCGTCGGTGCCGATGACGTCGGCCGAGGAGCCGTCCTTCTCGCCGAGGTCGAGGAAGGGCACGCCGTTGTAGTTCTGGATCGCGGTCCCGAGGTCGTTCGTGCCCTCGGTGTAGTAGCCCATCCAGTCGCCGAGCTCCTCGAGGAACGCCTTCCCGTCCTTGTTCACGAAGAACAGGGTCGGGGAGCCGTCGAACTGGGCGAGCCACGCGCGGAGGGCGCGCTTGGCGACCATGGCCTGTTCCTTCGTCGTGATGTTCGAGAAGTCCCAGGGGGTCGTCCCGGTCGCGAAGCTCTCGGTCGTGGTGCCGGTGACGATCGCGTCGAGGCCGTCGAACTCGGGGACGTCGGTCGTGAAGTCCGACGACACGCCGTTGATGAACAGGTCGTTGAACTTCGCGATCGTCGCCAGGCGGGCCTGGTCCTGCTGGAAGACGACCTGGTTCGTCGACGCGGCGCCGAGGCGGGCGTAGACACGGTCGATGTTGTAGCGGGCGCCCATGGGGACGAGGTCGACCGTCACGCGCTGGCGGGTCGCCTCGCGTGCCGGGTACTCGTGGTTCTCCTGGCGGGTGTCGGCGGCGCGCTTGTTCTTGAGGCGCGTGTAGCCCTTCGTCAGGTTGCCGCCCGTGGTGTCGGGGACGGTCGAGTCGTCGAAGGTGAGGAGGTTCAGGAGCGTCGAGTCGCGGCGCGTCTCGTCGATCAGGGCGAAGTCGATATCGTCCTGCGCGGTCTCCTGGATATTTGCGAGCGTGATCGCCATGAGGGCTATCCCTTTCGTGTGTTCATGCGCTCGGCGATCGCGTCCTCTTTGGACTTTCGGCCGGCGGGGGGAGTGGATCCCGTGTGAGAACCTCCACCAGAACGGGAGGCCACGGGGGCGATACGGAGGGACGCGTCATTGGTGACGGCATCTGTGAGGAGCTTCTCCAGGCCGGCGGTGTCCGTAGCGTCGAGCGCTGCGAGCTTGTCCGTGAACGACTTGCTGTCGAGCAGACGATCGACGTTCACGAGGAATGCGGGCCGGAGCGCGATACGTGTGATCGCGAGCTCCTTGGACTGCATAGTACGGGATGCCTCCTCCTTTTCGCGAGCGACGCGGTCGGCGGCGAGTCCCTCGGCGATCTCCTCCGGCGTCTTTGCGGCGTCGGGCTTCTTGATCCCGGCGGCCTCGAGGATGCGGTTCGTGCGCTCCTCCTCGGCCTTCTTGTAGTCGGAGAGCTCCTTCTCCGCCTTCGCCTTCTCGGCCCGGTGCTGCCGGACGTACGCCTTCGACGACTCGGGGAGCTTCTCCCAGTCGTCGTCCTTCGACGGCGGAGGCGTCGGGGTCGGGGTCGGCGTGGGGGTAGGAGTCGGCGTCGGAGTCGGGGTGGGATCCGGGGTCGGCGTGGGTGTCGGTTCCCCACCGCCGGCGGGCGGGTCGCCGTCGGCGTAGCGGATGCCCATGAGTCCGAGGCGTGCCGGGGACAGGAGTCCCGTGGGCGCGACCTCGAGGAAGCGGGGGCCGGTGTAGGTCAGCGGTCGGGGCTGGTTCATCTTGTGTCCTTTCGGGACTCTGGTCGCGCCGTCGAATTGGTCCGACGGGGTATTACTATCCGATCGCCTGAGGCTTCGGAAGCGGCGGGGCGGCGCGTTGGCCGTCCGTGAAGGTGATTCTCTCGCGCTCGGGCCGCCGGTTGCGACCCGTGTCGGCGAGGAACTGGCGCATATCCGCCTGAGCGGCCCGGACCTTCCGGCCGGCGGCCGCGGCCTGGAAGTCGTCGACGGACGCCGCCTTCTTCCGCTGGAGGTCACGGATCCGACGCTCGAGGGCGCGCTGCCGGTCGCGGTCCTTCTCGGCCTGAGGGTCGAAGGTGGACTCCTGGTTCGCGGGGAGTGACAGGCCGGGCATGTAGGCCGAGACGACGCACCGGCAATTCGGGTGGTCCCAGCCGTCCTGCCGTGCCTGCTCGATCGTGCCGGACACGGTGACGTCGACGAGCTTCCCGTCGATCAGGGAGTCCTCGAGGTGGTAGACGCCGGCGCCGGTCCCGTCGGTGGACACGATCTTCCCGCCCCATCTGGCGCACGGGGCGCATGAGTCGACGCCGCGGATGATCGTCGCGAGGGTGATCCCCGTCGTCGTCCGGACGCGTTCGAGGTTCGCTTCCTGCCAGGCGCGGTGGGTCGCGGTCCGCGTCGCCATTTCGGAGTAGGTGCCGATGCGCCAGTCCCGGCCGGCCTTGTCGGTGAACCCCGAGATCCCCTGGCCGAGGAACCTCTGGACCGCGTTCCGCTGCGTCTGGGTGAACGTCGTCGTCCCAGTGAGAACCTCGGGGGTGAGGAGACCGATCACCCGCTGGTAGGCGTCGGGTGCGTAGCGGGTGATCCGCTTCGTCATGTCGTCGAGGGATGACGCGAGGTCGAGGGCGACCTGGGCGGTCGCGGCGGCCGAGGTCGCGGGGATCGGCCCGGGCTTCACGCCGGGGAGGTAGCCGATCCGGGCGACCGCGGCCGCGTTCCCCTCCGATGCTGCGATCGCTACGACACGGTTCGCGAGATCCGGCGCGTTGAGCGTCTTCGCGATCGCGTCGGCCTCCGCCCTGAGTCGCTGGATCGCGGCGAGCCGGGCGACGACGTCGTCCGGAGTCTCGATCTGCTTCCGCGCGTACTTCGCGACGAGGGCGATCAGTTGCGCCTCGACGTTCTGATACTGCGCCGAGACGAAGTCGCCCATGTCCTGAATGAGGTCGGCGAGGTCCCGATAGGTCGCCTTCGGGTCAGGTTGGAAGCGTGCGCCGGCCACGGCCTAAGACGTCCAGAGGGCGCCGAGGGTGGCGGCCGTGTAGACGATGACGAGGGCGACGATCGTCACGCCGAGGATGAGCCCGTCGGGGAGCTTCGGGTCGGCGTGCTTCCTGGGGGTTCGGCCGTGGGGCTTGTCGACGATCACGCGGGGACCGCCTTCGGGTCGACGGCGAGCGGGTCGGCGAGCGACGGGCCAGGCGGGACGGCGGGGGCAGGATCCGCGGGCGGCGCGGTCGGGTCGATCGGGAGACCGGTCGACGGGTCGAGGCGGCCGATCGTCGTCGGGTCGACGGGCTCGTCGGCCTCGGTGTCGTCGAGGTTGTTCTCGGCGAGGATCCTGTCGACCTCCTCGTCCTTCTCGTCCTGGGACCATTCCGGGTGCTGCATTTCGACGAGGGTCTTCGTCGACGCCGCCATGGCCGTTCGGAGAAGGCCGAGGGTGCGGGCTTCCTTCTCCGGGTCGATCTGCGAGATCTCGGCGAACTCGATCACGATCTCGGCGCCGTCGGGGAGGCCGGGCTGGTGGTAGTGGACCCGGTCGAGCTCGAGGAGCGCCTCGTCGATCTGCACCTGGGCGTCGGCGAAGTACAGGCCCTTCTTGTCGCGGGTCCGCTCCGACGCTGAGGTTCGGTCGAGGACCTCCGTCGCCGTCTTCGAGCCGCCGTCCGCGTTGTCCGAGTAGGACGACTCCGAGTAGCCGCAATGCTGGAGGACCTCGGCGACGAGGGCGAGGATCGTCGAACGGTGCTCGAGGAAGCGGATCTCGAACTGGTGCGCCTCGATCGTCTCCCCGGACTTCGTGTCCGCGTACTCCAGCGACGTCAGGATCTCCTGGTCGTCGTCGAACTGGGGGCCGAAGACTCCGCCCTCGAGGAAGCTGTTCGGGACGATGAGGCGGGCGCGGGCGATCTTGATATCGCGCATCCATGACGACCAGACCTCGTCGACGGCGGACAGGATCGGCTCGACGCCCTCGAAGTCTGCCCGGCCGAGGCGGGACAGGATCCCGTGCTTCCGGTGGAGGCGGGTCGGGAGGTTCCGCCAGAACGCGGCGGTCAGAACGTCGATGCCCGTCCCGATGGTCAGGGAGTAGTCGGGGTTCTCGGTGGTGTTCGGGATCGTGAGGTAGTGCGCCGTCTCGGGGATCGTGTCGAGAGGGACACGCTTCCCGATGGAAGCGAACGCGCCTTCGTAGAGGGCGTGGATCACGGCGCCGCGCTCGTGCCGTTCGACGTGATAGAACACCTTCGCGACCTGCCCGGACGCGTTGACGGTCTGGTACGTCGACCAGAGGTTGATCGCGACGAGCTTCTCGCCCTCGTACTCGGGGACGGCGGCGTCGGCCGCTGCGATCCCCATCCACGGGGCGTCCGTGTTCTCCGGATCCCAGTGAGCGGTGAGGACGACACCGGAGATCCCCGCGGCCCACTCGCCGGCCTGGGACAAGGTCATCCGCATCCGGTCGGAGTTGCAGATCAGGTCGACCCGGTCCTGGGGTGCGCCGTCGACCGGCTTCCCGTCTTTCATAAGCCGAGTTGTCGGCGGGTCGGAGAACAGGAGATCCGACGAGAGGGTCGCGAGGTTGCCGGCGAGCGGGGAGTGGAGGCGGGTCTTCTGCTCCGGTGCACCCGACGTCCCGCCCGGTGCGGTGGACCGGGTCCAGAACGGGCGGGTCAGGGACCTCCAGATCCGGGAGCGGCGGGTGAGGCCGGCGTCGGGGGTGCGGTTGTTGAAGTGCGACGCGGGGTTATCGCCGCGGTTCGCGGTGCCGTTGCCGGCGGAACCGTAGAGGGAGACGAGGTCGAGCTCGGAGCCCGCATACCATGCGTCGTTCGAGGCGTACTGGTCGAAGGCGAGGGACCACTCGAGGGGAGGCCAGACCTTGTCTTCTTCGGGGAGCGGCATGGAGCCTCCGAGGTTGCGCGGTGGTTGCGGGCGCGATTGGTCGCTGGGGTCATGATAGCGGGGGACAGGCGAAACGCCCCCGAGCCGCAAGTATCGGAGGCGTTTCTGTCCTGCGTGCCAGCGGGTTAGCGCGGCTCGAGGGTGATGCTACTGGATCAGGCCAAGCTGGCGAAGGCGGCGGTCGATCGCTTCGATCGGGATTCCGGCTTCCTGGCCGATGCTGCGAACGGCGGAAGCGGCCGAGAGCCCTCGGTCTTCGAGGATCGGGATCCCGTCGGGCCCGGTGGCGACCGGCGCCCCGCCGACGTACTCAACCTCGGCCGGCTTCGTGTACTCGTCGACGTCGAGGGCGGGGTTCTCGTCGAT